CAACGTCGCGCTCCCCGTCATTTTATATCTTGGTATCCCGGCTTGATCTTTAGCATCCCCACACGCCTTTCCGAGCTTGGACGTCCGGGACTGGCCGGGAGGCGGGGGCGTGGCAGTCCGATGCCATACGGAACATAACAGGGCGCCCCGGGATCACGGCATCGGACGAGTTTACTTGGGGTGAGGGAGCCTTCTATGGTGTTGACTATTTTGCCGGTGTACTTTCAACAGTACAGACATCCCACCTTATTTATTTTGATTCTTCCCGAGTCGTCCCGACAGGCCCGGAAAATGTCCCGCCGCACATCTGGCAGCCCCTCATCGTGTATCTTGGCCTTCCAGTTTAAGCGGAGTCGCCGAGATAGAGGATTACAGAGAGATTGATCGACGCGGGCATGACGGTTTGGGATGCACCATAAATCGCGTTCGCGCGTGAAGCATCAAATTGCATACCACCATACAGTCCTTCGTATGGATTGGCACGTCTTTCATATACTTCTCCAGCAGATTCAAGATTATACCCAACGCGTAAAGGTCCAGTCCAGACGGAACCTATGGAGAGGACATGGGTAGTAAGGCAGTTGTCTCCACTTGACACCCCTTGAATGTTTGGCAACCCGGGTGCGTTGTACCCTCCAGCGTTCCCCCCTCCCGTCCACGCTCGGAAAAACTGGTCGCCTAGCTTAGGAACGTATAATCCCGTAGGGTTAGCGGCATTTGGTCGCCATTTTCCGAGGTTAGCGGCGATGGTTGCTGCATTGGCGTTGTAGGCGAGCAACATTCCTGTGAACCCACCAGCATCATAAACTTTTTTCAGCTCAGGCCAGTCGGAGAACAGGACGAGGTCCCCATTCGCCCATACGTGGTTTGCGGGGAGAGTCGTCGAGCGCCAGTAGCGCGGGACGCCTATGAAAGAAAGGCGCAAGGCTTCTGCATAGTCTACGGATTTCTTGTCGGCGGCGGACATGAGCCCGTTGGCTAACTGCGTGGCCACGGCGTAGGTCGTATTCGGGGGCGTCTGCCACGTCCCGTCGCCGCGCAGGTACTTGCCCTGCGCGCCCGCGGCGGGGGCGGGGGCAAGCCCGGCCTTGCCAGCAGCCGAGGCCGTGGCCCCAGCCATGTTTGTATAGGTCGTGTCCTTCGCCGTGATTGTGACTTTATCGTTTGTCGCGTCGGGTGTAAGCGTGATGTTCGTCCCGGCCACGAGCGTCAGCGTGTCGATCTCGGTATCGGCTATGATGGTCGTCGACCCAACGACGATCTTACTAAAGGCGTTCTGGTTGACTTCCGCGCCCGCAGCCACCCCGTCCAGCTTGCTCTTGTCCGCTTTGGCCATGAGTCCATCTTTGGTGGCCGTAGCGAGGGAATAGGTCGTGTTCGTATCCACGTCGCCCACAAGCTGATAATACGTGCCGTCATAGACGAAGTCGTAGGTGCGGTTGGCGGCCAGATAGCTCGCGGAGACGGCGGCATTGCGGTAGCGGATGGCCTTTGCCCCGGTGCCGTTGACGTTGAGCGTCGGGTTGTCCGCCGTGTTCGTGACCGTGAAACGCACTGTGATGCGCGAGCCCGTCGCAAGAGCGAAGCCCGTGAGGGCAACCGCCTTCTCCGCTGTCGCCGCTGCGGTCGAACATGTCCCGTAGTGATGCACGTTGGCGCTGCCGTCCATCTGCACGCCGTCGACAGTGCGTTTTGTCGCCCATTTCGTCGCCGTGCCAGCATTACCCGTGATACTGGTAGGAGCCGCAGGCAGCTTGACGGTCCTTTCCGCGATGGATGTCACCCGGCCCTTGGCGTCTACGGTGACTTCCGGCACTTCAAAGGAGGCTCCAAAGGCGGGGGTGGCATTGGCTCCCGGCCCGTAGCTTCCCGCCGTGGCCCCGCTGTTTTTGAGCGTTGTGGCCAGCGTGAGGTTGCCTGAACCGTCAAAGGTGCCCGATGCAGTGGCGTCACCGCTCAGAGTGATGGTACGGGCTGTGGCAAGCTTCGTCGCCGTGCCCGCGTTCCCGGTGACACTGCCTGCCACATTTCCAACGATTTTTCCCGCTACAAATGTGAGTTCGGCAGCAGAGTATCCTTCGGGAATCCCTCCCGCCGTGCTCGGTGCAAGGAGTGTCCAGCCTTGGCCACCGATCATGTTGACGGAGATGACCTCAGCCTTTGCGACGCTGAGGTACACTTCAAGGTATGCGTAGTTCCCGGAATATGTCTTGTGATAGACGATGCGGGCTTTAGTCAGCCCAGGTACCGAATATGGGACATGGGCGTGCTGGATGAGCACTGGATTGACGCCATACGAGATACCGGCAGACAAAAGCGTCGCGCTATGCGCGCCACTGGCAGCTCCTGTAATTTCAAGCAGTCCCAAACAATTATTGATGCTTACAGCAGACTGGGCGATTCTATACCAACCCGCCGTTGCTGGCGTTGTCGCTGAAATACGGCTGCCGCGAGCGGCCCCGATCTCTTCGGGCAGCAAGGCGTTAATTCCTCCCTGCTTAAGCGAGTCCGCAAGGGAAACCCAGTAACCATCTGTAGTAGTGGGGTTTTGTGCTCCACCAGAATTCGGTCCAGAGGGCTTTAGAGCAAAATAGATTTTGCCATTTGAACCACGTTTGCAGCTCCCTATTGTATAATCGTGATCATCACGCCATTCTGGATTGGTTTCCCGTAGCAGCCAAGGTGTCGCACTCATATCTCAAACTCCTGTAATGCTCACGCTGCACTCGGCACCCTTGCGGACGGAAAACAGCATTTTAACTGTGTTGGAGGGGGCATCCGAAGTACCGATCAAAGAAAAATTATTTGAATTCAAAATAATGCCATCAATAACGAGAGTCACTTTCTCTTTGCCTACGGCATAATTCACGGGAAGCGCCAGTGTGCCGTTGGCGGCGACGGCTGCATCCAGCGTCCAGTCTGCATGGCGCGGTTCGTAGACAAAGACGTCTTGGATACCTGAAGTGGTCTTTTTTTGAAGCTTGATACCCATAGAGGCTCCGGAAGAGGGGATATTCCCGACCATTCAGACGGCTACGCGATACCGCGAAGGATCAGCCCGCCGTTGGCCAAAGTCGCGGGCACGGGATCGGACGCACCGAGTACGGCCACCTCAATCCTGTCAACAGCCTGATTCACCTGTGCAGCGGTTTTCGTGATTCCAGTCGCAGAGAGCTTTTGCGCCGCCGTGAGCTTCTGCCCGGCAGTGATATGGCCCTGTACGTCGACTGTTACCGCGTCGTATGTGTCGGCGGAGACACCGGAGCTCGGGTGTGTGTATACGGTGTCAGTAAACTTCGCATCAGCGGGAACGGACGTCTCGATTGTGTGGCCGGAATCCTTGATCGTCTTACCCGTGGCGTCGGCAAAAACCGCCACGCGTTGGGCGACGGCGGAGGATGGGCCGGTCACCGCCCCGATCAGATTGGTTTGAACCACGGTCCAGTCGTCATCATTGGCGGAAGAGGCAAACTCTTTGATGCAGATGAGCAAGTCACCGATTTCACACTGCTGGCCAGCGTACGTTCCGCCCTCGGCAACCATGTATGTCCAGCCGATGGAGTAGTCGGTCGTCGGGAGTGCCGTGAAGGTCGCATTCGTAGAGCCGATGGTTCCCTTGAACACCATTGCATTATTGGCGCCCAACACCGCGTTGACGGCATTGTGTACGAACTCAGTCGTCGCGATCTGCTGTGTGGAAGTTTCCATATTCGCGGTTGGCGCGGTCGGTGTTCCAGTCAGCACAGGGCTTTCCTTGGGTGCGGCATCAGTGATGCCGTACCCGGCAAGTGTCATTGGGTTTGTCCCGGCGGTGACATGCCCCTCGGCATCAACGGTTACGGACTTATACGTCCCGGCGCTCACTCCAGAGTCGGGATGGGTGTAGGTTTGGAGCCCGTCGAGCTTCGTCTTGTCGGCTGCGGACATCTGGCCTGGGGCAGATTGCGTTGCGGGCTGCTTGAGTGCTGCCAGCTCGACATCAAGTGTGGACTCTCCAACCTTGACGACGCCCGCATCGGTTTCAGGATGAAAAGGCTTTTCCTGACCGGTCACAGGGTCTTTGTAGAACATCCGTTTCTTTTCGAAAGACATAATCTTCTCCATAACTACATGTTAATCTGTATTTTTTAGTGTAATGGGTATGCCTAAGTTTTCTGCCGCCTGATCTGCCCGGTCTGCTGATTCATTCGCACGTATGGATGCTGCTTTGGCAGTGGCTACTGCATCGTTAATCATTTGCAGGACATCTGTGGGTAGTGATCCAGTGCCTCCTGCCTCGCCTGTTGGGGAACCAGAGACTCCTCCTGCAATCAAGATTTGTGTCAGCATCACGCCAGCCGGGATGTCAAAGGCTACGCGTATAGACGTTGAACGTTCTCCTATGACTCCTATTTCTTCGATATATGGAGGACGGAGCAGCCCGCAGCATTCACAAAAGAGTAGAAGCGAATCGGAGCCAACTTCATAAGAGAGAGGGAGTTCAACAATACTATTTGCTGATATTTTTTGAGAAGTTTTCCAGTCGCGGGAATCGCGCGCGGACAATATATCTACGTGTTTCCAAAGTAGTGATATATCGTCTGATGTTGGAATTGTACTCTGTTGCCTTTGGGCAAGGGAGATATTCTCCGCAGTGATAACAACATCGTCACCTGTAGCAATGACGGTTCCCAAAATAATATGGTGTTTCTCTGCACGCTCTCTTACAACAATGCGCTGGTATCCAATCTGTGTAGGGACATAATAGGCTTCAATGCAGATCAGCCATGTTCCTTTTGCGGGTACTTTTACCTCGCCCTCATCGTGCATTGTTATCGTGAGTGAGCGTTGATCGCGATCAACTACAGCGACGCTACAAGTAGAGTCTCCATTTCCGACTATAACGCTCATTGGATTGGGAGAGGGAGATAGGAAAAATCCTTTATAGATGCCAGGGCGTATTACACCGAAAAATTTAGCGTTTAATGCGCTCGAAACGTACTGTTCACGCCATTTCACGGTTTGGTGCAGGATAGGCTCAGTCATGACGCAGCCTCTTCTTCAATGGGGAATGTCACTGCGAGATAGGAGCGATCCAGCTCTTCTGGGGTAAGCCAGTCGGTGAGAGTCACGCACGCAGCAACCATGTCATCATCTTGGTCAAATATACCGATGAAGTTGAACTTCACTGGTGAAGGTGCAGCATTTTTGGGAATTTCACATACAGCAAGGGCTGTATCTCCTGAAAAATGTCCTTCTATGATGCCACGGTAAAATTCGTTTGGCACTGATTGCATCCCGGCAGGAATATCCGCAACAGTGGGATTGCCTCTTTCATCAAGGGGTCCTTCCAATTGGGGTGCGAAACCAGCCCTGAATGAGGTGAATCGTGGACATCCTCCCTGATTCACAGCGGCTTTAGCGACTTTTATGTAATAGGCATTCAGCAATTTTGCTTGCTGCCATGTTTTAGCCTCTTTTTTAGACATAAGAGTCTCCAATTGGCATGTCTAAGCAAAACAGATCCGCAGCACAGTCATCAAAGCAAGCACATTTATCCAGGTGTGATTGCCTATCCATCTTCCAAGATAGAGAATAGAAAAGGTTTTTTTCACGACTAAAGCTTAATGTATCAAGATCAAGAGATTGTGTATCTGCTGCTGTAATGTCGAAACATAGCCCTCTGACTGAGAATGGGACAAAAAAACTCCGTTCTGCATCTGAAGATAACGAAGTGTCGCACTCAAAAGGAATTGGGTGGAAAATATAGAACAGAGGGCCGTCAAAAACGATATGGAGAGGCTTAGTCCTCTTGAGAAGGGGAATTGCACGGGCAAGAAACTGTTCCCGTGACATTCCCAGTTCCAACAGGGCAGTCCGATCCGCTCCAAGCATTCCACGTGAGGTCAGGAACATTCCTTCGGGGGGAATGTTTTTTTCGCTCGGTAGTGCAGGAAGTTTGGGCAGTGGGAGAAAGAGACTCCCATAGGGACGATCTACCGGAGCAAAGAGAGGATACCACTCTACGGGGAGGTTTTTGTAATGACGCCGGAATGTTGAGGTGAGGATGAGCTCCAAATCCTTGTATTTTAACTCAAGGTTACGCCAGCTCACGGCAATGGGTTTGTCTTCGAAGCGGGAAAAGTCAGCCTGGAAGTAATCCCCCATCTCCCGCAATTTGCGATCTAGGTCAGCCTCATCCGCTTGATAGTACGAGCGGAGTCGTTCCAGTCGTGAAAGGGCAGGGTCAAAGAAAAATTCCCATAGCTCCTGAAGAACACGGGATAGGCTGATCCAGCGTTCTTCGGTAGCCTTCTGAGGGGTGAGTCTTTTGACGAGCCAGTCTTTCACGAAAAATCCTTGCCGAAAGCGGAACACATTCTTTTCAGCAAGGATACGGGGTAAAATGATGTGGACAATAAAAACTATCCCATATGTGCCGTATTTACGGATTTAGTGAAGCGACGGCCCCGACTGAATCAGACGGGGCCGTCGCTTCTCATCAT